AGTTTGCCGCGTCCAGGTCGGCGGCCGTAAAACGGTCCGATGCCTTCCCGTAGCCCGTCACCAGGCGCTGGATCAGCTGCGCGCAGGTGTTCCTGTACCCGCCCTGGCAGTCTCCCTGCACGGACGCGGCAATCTCGCCGCGCGTGCTGGTGTCAACGTCGGCGGCCAACCGGAATGTGCCGCGCGCGAGATCGAAGCTCGGGAGCGACTCCTCGATGAGGGGCACACCGTTGTCACGTACCTCGATAATCCGCTCGACCACGCCACTGTGAACCTGGAATTCCAGGTTGGTCGGATCGGTCAGCAGCGGCGTGACGTTGTGGCACTCGCCCAGGAGGACTGGGACCAGCGCATCGGCGCTTTGCGTCGTGCCGCCCAGCTTCGCCTCGGTGATCGGGGCATTCAGGCGCTGCAGCTTATCGCGCAACTTCAGGAGCAGCTTGTCCGGTCCGTTGGGAGCGATGTCGGCGATGATGCCGTTGAAGATCATGCGGAAGTCCGCCCGCGCCCAGCGCACGTCGCCGATATACGCCTTGAACGGCCGGTTCGCCCACACGTAGTCTTTCCAGGCGTCGCGCTCGCCGTTGTAGTTGTCGATCTCCACGTCGCCGGCCGACAGCGCGCCGTCGCCGGTCAGGGACAGCTGCTCGGTGAACAGCGTGCCGACGGTCGCGATCGGGCGGTAGTGGGTGTTGGCCGGGGCGTCGGTCGGCGCGGTGTTGTACCCCTTGGTCGCCATGTAGATCACGGTCTCCACACCGGCGATCCGGGCAGTCGCCTCGATCAGCACCAGGCGGATCGCGGCCGGACTCTTCAGCCATTCCAGGAATTGCGCATCGGTCATACTGGTATTACCCTCGTTTCACGTACTTGCCCCGCCTTTACCGACTCGACGGCGCGGGCGATCTTTTCGGCGGACTGGTCTGCCGCCACCAGGGTGGCCTCGGCCAGATCGCCGGTCTGGCGCTCGGCGTCGCCACGGAACCCCCGCAGCTCGTCGACCAGCCCCTGGCGCTCGGCGCGCAGGGACTTGATCTCGGAGACGAGGGACGCCATCGGGAGGGTGCCCATCGCCCGGTAGTCGATCGCCTCCCGGGCGGTAAGCACTGCCTCATCCTCGTGCAGCTCGGCGATGTAGCCATCGAACGGCACCCGTGCGAGCCCGTTGGCGTGTGAGCCATGGACGCGCTGGTATTCGTCACTACGGGAGAACCAGCTCGCGATTTCCGTGATGCTCATCCCGTTGGCCATGTTCTGTTGCCAGTACTGCAGGCCAGCCTCGTCTGCCTGGCGGCCCAGCATGTTTTGATAGAGGGACTGCAACGAGGCGGTCTGAGCCGTATTCACCACGCCGGCACCGGACGCCCCCAAGGCAACCCCCAGGTTATTGATCGCCTCCGTGACCGTCTGCACGGCCGACTTCACCTCGAGCAAGCCGGACACCTGCTGCTGCAGGGCTGCCAGGCTCGCCTCGCCCACGTCGACCTGCTTCTCGGCCCAGCCGATCGCCTCCTCGGTCGCGGCCTGGGCGTAGGCGAAGTCGCGCTGATAGGCAGCGCCGCTGGCGTTGGCAGTCTTGGATGCGTTCAGGAAGGCGGTGTAGGCATCCTGGAAGCGCCCTTGGGCGTCCACGTCACCCTTGCGCGCGGCGCCCAATGTCGCCTCGAATTGCGCCCTGGCCTCGGCGTATTTCTGCTGCGGCGTCAAAGGCGACAGGTCACCCAGCAGGCTCTTGTCGTGCAGAGCACGCAGGCTCTTGGCGAAGGTGGCCAACCGATCCTGGGTGGCTTTGATTGCATCGGCCTCGCGCTCGTAGGCCTCGGTAATTGCGGTTCGGGCGTCCAGCACCTTGGTCGCGGCCTTCTCCTGGTCGGCCTGCGCCTTCGTCGCCGCCTGCACCTGGTCGAACAGCGCGCGGTTGCTCTCATCGAGCGCGTCGCGACGCTTCTGCAGCAGTTCGGCTTCCGAAAACGTCAACTCGTCGAGCTGCTGCAGCAATTCCGCGCGCTCGGCCTGGATATCCGCTTGCGAGCGCAATGCGGCCGTCGTCGCTTCGATGGCCGGATGTACCTGCGCGAAGGCCTCAGCGAGTGCCATCAGCGAGTCAAACTCGCGCGCGCCCGCTTCGGTGAGGATCGCGCCGGACGACACCAGCTGGTCGATGTGCGCCTTGAACTGCTCGCGGTTCGTGATCGACGCCAGGCCCAGGCCTGCCATCGCTTCGGTGACGGCTTTGCTCACCGGTGCCAAACGTTCCGCCTCGGTTAGAAAGTTCTGCGCGTAGGTGGCCGCCTGCTGGCCCAGAACGTCGGCGCCGCCGGCCAAGTCGACCAGCCGCTGGCGTGCCTGGGTCGAAGCAAGCCCCACGTCGCCGAACACGTCGACCGCGCTCTTGCCGAGCATCTGGGCCATCAGATTGGTGGCCTGGAAGTTCCCCATCAACCGCTGCAGCGTGGCTGCCGTGGTCTCGCCAACCCTGGAGAACTCGGCGACGTTCGGCATGACCAGCTTGACCATCGTGTCCGAGATACCGGCGAAAAAGTCGGTGATCGCCTTTTCGTTGGCCGCCTTATCGCTCGTCAGCGCGATGTTGAACGTAGTCTGGAAGTTGTCGATCGCGTCGCTCGACACCCCGAGCGTTTCGGCCGCCAGGTGCGCCGAGGCGCGGATCGCCAGGAACGCTTGCCCGAGCTGGCTGGCGGTTTGCGCGTCGAAGTCCTTGCGAACGGGCGTGTTCCGGTCGCTGCTAAACCACCCGCCGTCCTGGTGCTCGGTCGCGTACGTCTGGCCGCCGGCCCCGGTCCCGTTGAGCCAGCCCGTCATGCCTTGGTTCTGGATCTCGGTCGCCCCGTGGCCGAAGGCGCGGTTGGCGAGACCACCGAGGGCGCCGCCGATGAGCGCGCCGATGGCAGTGCCCAGGACCGGCACGAACGAGCCGACCGCCGCACCGATGGCGGTACCCGTGTTCACCACCGCTTGCCCGTGGTCGCCGATGCCGTAACCGCCCGACAGGGCGTTGCCGATATAGTGCCCGCCGAGCAGGCCGGCGCCGATGCTGGCGGCCGAGCCGAGCGCTGCGCCGGTGGCGCTGGCGCCGGTGCTGCCGATCGTGCCCGGGCCGAACATGCTGGCGATCGAGTCGTAGCCACCCGCAACCGAGGAGGCGATCTTGTCGAAGCCGCCACTGACCATCTTGTACAGGTTAGACGCGGCCTGCGCCGCGCCGACCAGGTTTCCGCCCCCTGCGGACGAGGTCTCACCGCCCAAGGCGGCCTGAACCGTACTGCCGGAGATCGTGCCGGCCATGCTGGTCATGACCTGCACGACGTATTTCTTGATGAACGTCTGGTAGAGCGCATCCGCGAGGGACGCTTTCAGGGTGCTGGCGAGCGAGGTCGAGAACGACTTCCAGGCGTCGTGCCCGTGCTCCAGCATGTTGCGGAACCCTTCCCGGAAGTCGCCGTCCAGGTTGTTGATGATTCCCTTCCAGCGGTCCACCACCGGAGCCAGCTGCCGGTTGGCGTACCACTCGTCGAACTGGGCCTGCAGCTGCCGCTGCGCCTCGGTTCCCTCACCGGCAAGCTTGATCCGCTCGCGCCACAGGTCGGCGTCGATCTGCAGGAGCCGCGCCGAGCGGGTCGCTTCGTCCGCGATGGAGTCCGCCGCGAACTTGCGATTCTCCTGGCGCAACTGCTCCGCGCCGGCCAGCGCCTGGCGCTCGCCCATGATTGCGGCAATATTGTCCTTGCGCGCGACGGCCGCCTGCTCCAGGTCGGCGATTTCCTGCGCGGTGAACGCATGCCCTTGCTTCTGCCAGTTGAGCATGAACTGGCGCAGCTCGGCCTCGACCTTGAGCTGCTCCGCCGATATCTTGCGGGCCTCGGCCGACTGGCCGAACAGGGCCGCCTCGTCGGCCAGCGCCGATCGCTCGGTCCTGGTGGCGTTCTCCCACGCCTTCGCCTGGTCCGCGATCGCCTTGGTCGCCGCAAACGCGTATTCGTTCAGGGTGTTCTGAGCTGCCTGGATCACGCCCTTGCGGCGGGCCTCCAGCTCGGCGAGCTGGCCGAGGTACTTCTTGCGCTCGGCGAGGTCGGCCTTGCCTCCTGCGAGGTCCGCCTTCTTCCGGACGGCCGCCTCCTCGGCAGCCAGGTCCTGCAGTTGCAGGTCCCGCTTTGCAACGACAAACGCGGCGTCGCTCACCAGCTGCTGCTTGTGACGGCTCTCCAGGTCGGCCAGGCTGTTGGCGGCCGCTTGCTTTTCCAGACCGCGCTGGGCGTCCATCCCGGCCAACACCACATTGTTGAGGTCACTGTACTGCTTGCGGATCGCGGCGAGCCGACTGTCGATCTCGGCCTGGGGGATGCCTGCAGCCTTACCCTCGTTGCGGGCCTTGGTCAGATCGCGCTCAAGCTGGGCCGCGCGCGACAAGTACTTGTCACCGCCCTCAAGCCATTTTTTGCGGGCCTCGTCCGCCTGGGCGGCTTCCGCCTGCGCCCTGGCTGATTCCCTCGCCGCGTCGCCGCGCGCGCGCAGCGTGTTGATCTGGCGGTTGTTGAGGTCGAGCTCGGCCTGCAGGGCGGCGATGTTGTTGCCGAGGCCACGGGCCTGTGCACGGTGCAGGTTCTCCTCGATCCGGGTCCGCTCATCGAGCAGCGTATTGATCTTCTCGAAGTTCGACTTGTCGCGGCCGCCGGCGAATTCGATGACCGCGTCGACGGCGCCCGAAGCGGCGTTCTTGATCCGAAGCCAGCCGCGCTCCCAATCGGTCAAGCTGTCGAGCACCTTCTGCCGTTGCGCATCGATCCCGTCGGCGTAGGCTTTCTGCGCCACTTCGGCCGCCGCGGCGGCCTTGCCCTGGTCCTGCAGCGCCTTGACCTGGGCATAGGTCGCCGCCGTGATGGAGTGGTACTTGTCGTTGATCTTGTCCAGGGCGGCCAGCGGCGACTTGCCCAGTTCGGCAAAGTCGGCGGCCGTCTCGGCGATGCTACGGCCGACAACACGCTCCGCCCCGACTGCCGTCGCCGCGAACTGCTTCATGTTGTCGATCGAGACCTGCCCGGTGCTCACCAGCGCAGTGATTGCGCCAGCAGCCTCGCGCTGCGAACCCGCTACCTGGCCGACTTCCCGGGCCACGTCGGCGAGCTGCTCAGCGGTCGCGCCGGCCACGTTGCCGCTTAACGCCAGGGAGCGCGCATACGCCGAAGACTCATCAGCGCCTACTTTGTAAGCAAATGCCAGCCCGGCCGCCACCGCAGTCGCAGCCGCGAACGGGGTGATCAGGCCTAGCACGTAAGAGCCGAGGCCGCGGGCAGCGGCGCCGATGCTGCCGAACGAGTCGCGCAGTTGGCCACCCTGCTGCAGCATGACAGTCAGCGGCGCCTGCCCGCCCTGGAGCGAGGTGACGATGTCGGTGACTTGCGCCGGCACCTGGCGCATAGCGTTGTTCAGTTGGGCGGTGCTTGCGCCGAGCTGCTGAACTGAACCTGTCGTGTTCCGGGTCGCCTCCTGCACCGCGCGGTGGCGCCCTGCGACGTTGTCGAGCTGGACGGCCTGGGACCGGCTTGTATCGGTCAGGTTCGCCTGGGCGGCCTGCAGGGCTGCGCTGCTCGCTGCCTGGCTGGTCTGAGCCGACTGGACGGCCTGGCTGGTGCGCTGGGCGGTCGCGCCCAGCTGGGTCGTCGACGCGGCGACCTGGTCGACCGCCTGCGCCGTAGCGTGGCTCGCAGCCTGGGCTGCCTGCATGGCCGCCGTGTTGACCGTCTGGCGGGCCTGCGTCGACTGGACCGCGTCGCCGGCACGATCGGCCGCACTGCCCAGGCGGTCGAGGGAGGCCGCAACCTGGTCGACCGCATCCGCCGAGGCACGATTGCCGTTGACGTTGATACGGATTCCATACTCGACCTGGTTGTTGCTCATGTATTAGCTGTCCCTTACCGTGAATTCCTGGCTGCTGCCTTGGCGGCCTCCAGTTCCTCTTGCCGCTTGCGCCGGCGCGCCGCGCGGGCCGCGTTCATCACTCTCATGGCCGCGTCTTCCATCGCCTCAAGGTCGGCGATGACCTCGGGCCACTTGCGACGCGCGATTCCGTTGGTGTTGCGGAGAATCCCCTCGATGTTCGGCCACCAGATACCCGTCCTGACCAGCTCGCCATCCGGGGCGGCGACAATGTTCCATTTGCTGTGGAGCCGGAGGAAGAGTCGCAGGGTGGGCCAGTTGTCGGGCCAGATTTCGTACCGCTCCTCCTCGACATCGCTCTCCCTAGGCGCTTCCGCAATCTCGTCGGCCAGACCGAGGAGCTCCATGTCGTCGGCCAGCTCGTCGCTGACCGCGCGGGGGCCGGTCGGGTTGTCGTTCGCGCCGCCGATCACCCGGCCCCACCACTCTGCGGCGCCTTCTAGTTTTTTCGCTTGCTCGTCTGGATCGAGTCGAAGAAGGCTTTCACCAACCGTGGGCGGGTTGGGTAGATGTCCAGAAGCGTCGCCAGATTCTCTTCGTTGAACTCCTGGGGCTGGTCTTGCCCGTCCAGCACATCTTCCCAGCCGTCCATGACTTCACGCAGCAGCGCGTCGTCGCTCAGCAGTTCTTCGCCATCCTTGAGCTGCAGGGCGTTGAGGCGGCGGTGGATCTCGTCCAGCTCGGCTTGCGTCTTGCGCTTGAACCGTGCTTTGAAAATGTGTTTGATGGTCTTGCCGCCCCCGTTCGGCACTTCGACTTCGACGGGTTGGAGGTAGGTCTGGCTGACGCTTCCAATTTTGAACATCTTGTTTCCCTCTATATATATTAGGCAGGTGGTGGAACTGCTCCCTTCCGGGAGCAGTGAATTACAGGCAGGTCAATGCAATTTCGTCATTACCTGCTACCGGCGCCGGCTCCAAGGTCAGCTTGTAGGCGGCCATCCCCTCGACCTGGTCGTAGGCGACGTTGGCGATACGGGCTTGCAGATCGACCTTGGTTTTTTTGCCGGCGACGCTGCCGTGCGTTGCACTGATGGGCACAATGGCGTTGCTCTCGGCAATGGCGAACGGGTTGAAGGTCGCCAGGTCCGGGGCGAGCACGGTCACCGAGGCGCTTGGCGAGCGATCGCTGAGCACGATTTCCTTCTGCGGCCCAGGGAGGTCGATCCGGCTGACTTTCTGGCCGAAGTCCCAATCCAGCGCCGACCAGGACAGCGCCACGCCGTTAATCGATGCAGGTCCGGTATTGACGCTATTAACGCCTTCCTCGACCGGCCAGCCGGTCCGGGTTACGGTGGGCATGGTGCCGGTGGCCGGGGTGACGTACAGGGCGTCGAAGTCGAAGCTGAGCTTCGGCGTACCCTTGGTAGCCATGCTGGCCTTCGCGTTACCGCGCATGCCCAGGAGCTTGTGCAGCACGCCGTCGATGTTCAGGTAGCCGACGACGCTCGGGTAGGCGGACGACACCAGGTTATAGGCGACCGACGTACCGGCGGTCACGGTGGAGGCCGTGCCGGCCGCGAGCATGGCCGCATTCCACTTGGGCGCCGTGCCGATGGCTGTCCCTGGGATCATGGCCACGTCGAACGAGAGTTTCGCCCAGAAGCCGACCAGGACGCTGCCGGCGTTGCCCGCGTAGGGCAGTTCAATGTCGCGCTGGACCTTGTCGGCGTCGATCGGCGTCAGCTGGATGTTGCGCGCCTCGATCCAGTCGGCCGCGCCGCTCGGGGTCGAGTCGACGCCGTAACTGGTTTCCAGCTTGAGCAGGAGAGCCTTCAGGCGCCACTTGCGCGGGGAGGTAATGAGGTTAGCCACGTGCGCCTCCCTTCTTTACGGTGGTGGTGGCAATGGCGACCGCAGGGGCTTCACCTGCAACGGCGAGGACGGCTTCTGCCTGGGCAGTGGCCGGGGCTACCTCGGCTACTAGCGCAGCAGCCGGGACGCCTGCCGGCGCCGGTGCTTCGCCCACGCGGGTGCGGGTGCCGGTGGCCGGGTCGTAGATGAACTGTCCACCCGTGCCCCACTCGGGGCAGCTGGTGAAGTCCTTCAGGGCATGTGGTGCCGCTGGCTGGACGTCGGTGTTGTCTGTACTCACAGAACGCTCCTGTCGTAGTAGGAAGTGATAAAAAGGTCTTGCCACCAAACGTGGCCGTCGCGGAAGGTCAGCAGATGGCCGTTGCCGCGCTCGAACGGTTCGAACTCGGGTGCTGCACTCCATCCGTACATCTGGGCCCGGGCCGCCTGGCGCAGCCCGGCAAGGTCGGCGGCAGCGGCGGCACCTGTCGCGTCGCTCAGGTTGCGGACCACAAAGATCAGCGCAACCGTGACGACTACCCGCTGCTGCATGACGTCGGCCGAGATGCTCGGCCCTGGCTGTTCCAGCATCGGAACAACGAAACAGGCCGGCGTTACCCTCGGGTTGTTCTCTGCCGCTGCCTGGAACTCCGCGGCCCGGCCCACCAGGCGCAGTGCTGGCACGGTGGCCTTGATCCGTTCCTCGACCAGCAGCTCGATCATGGCCGGCCACTCCGCCCGAACACCCGCTCCGTGGGGGCCACCATGACGACCGTGCCAGGCTCGTTCCCAGGGACCGGGGCGGTTTCCTGCAGGGCGACCCGGCCGGCGGCGATGTCACGCAGCCACGAGACAGCGTCGCGGTACTCGTCCCGCGCATGCTCGGTCACCGCGTCGCCCAGGAGTTTGTACCTGGCGATCGCGCAGGCATTGGCCACCAGGGCTTCCGGGACGGGCGACAGCGGCAGCGTGTAGCGGCTGGCCAGGTAGCCGTCGATCATCGAGGTGGCATCGGTCAGGATCGTGCCCAGGCCGCCATCCGGCAGAGCGGAGACGCGCTGGGCCACTTCCTCGGCGCCGTAGCGCTGCTCCAGGGCGGATCGGTCGAGGTACGGCATCGCTTACGCTTCCTCGCCGGCCGGCAGCAGGACCACGCGGCACGCCAGCATCGGCTCGGCCGCCAGCTGCCTTGCCTGCTCCTCGGTGATCTCAGAAGGCTCGATCACGGTCGGCGTGGTACTCCAGGCGCGACCAGCGCGGCGGAACCCCTCCTGCCTGGAGGTCACCTCGAGACCATAGATGCTTGGGGGAGAAACGACGCTCTTCTTGTCGGCGCTTGCGCCACTGTCCGCCGCCCCGGCCTGCAGGCTTTGGGTGCCATCGCTGCCCTCGCCCTGCTGCAGGTCGGTCGAGCCCAGCTCGTGCTGCTGCGGAAGCTGGCCTCCGGCCTGCCCCTGCTGGCCCGCCTGCAGGGGCAGGCCACCCGTCGAGGTGTCCGCCTGCAGGTCCTGGCCGCCCGTCGAGGTGTCCGCCTGCAGCACCTGGCCGCCCGTCGAGGTGTCCGGTGGCAGGGGGTTCTGGGCGCCAGCGGCCGGTGCGCCCTGTTTCGAGGCTTTGCCGCCCTTCCGAGCTGGGGCGGCCGATGCGTTTTTTTCCATGTCGACTCCGAATGTTGTTTTGTGCATGCCGCCTGGCTTACCCGCCCGGCGATCCGGGCGGGGAGCCTATGCGCTCAGGCTGTCGATCAGACTGGCGCGACCGTGCCGGTCGAGCCGAAGGCGAGCTGCCAGAAGCCGTAGCCGCCGGCCGCGCGGGCCTCGGCGCCGAACTTGAACTTCTTGCGGTTGAACACGTCGTCGGCCTGCGGGTCGGTCTGCTGGACGAAAACAGGCGCCTTGCGCTCCTGGTAGACGAACGGCTTGACCGGCTTGGTCGTATCCAGCAGATACCAGGCAGTGCGCGACTTCAGGCGGGCGTCGACGCGCACGATGAACGCGTTCTTGTACGGGTTCGGAACGCCGTCTTCGAGGCGGTCCGTGGTGACCAGGGTATTCGCGGTGGCCTTCAGTGCCGGCGGCACCATCAGCACGTTCGGCTTGATGTTCAGCGGGCGGCCCTCGTCGTCCTTGAATTCCATCATGGCGGTCTCGGCCGCACCGACGCTGGCCTGGACAGCCGCCAGGCTGGCGATGCTCAGCTTCTTGTCGAACATGTTGCTGACCGAGATGTCCAGCCCGGTATCGTCTTTGGCGGGGTGGTCGACGTCGAAGAAGTACTGGCCGTCGTAGCACCTGGTGACAAAAGCGCCGTTCACCACGTCGGCGATGATCTCGTCCGGCAGCTGCTTGGCGGAGTCGCCGGCCGCCGTCGCCTGCGGCTGGTAAATGCCCAGGTTGTCGTCTTCGATGTCGTTGCGGTCGACCTCGACGGTGGCTTCCCAGTCGTTGTTGACGATCACGTACTTGAACAGGGACAGCGCCTTGACCGTCTTTTCGCCGATCCACAGGCGCATGCGCGGGAATTTGCTCAACCAGGCGTAGTCGTTCTGGCCGGTGGTCGACGGCACCTTCATCGCGATCTGCTCCCAGTCCGATGGCGCGGCCGAGAAGGCATTATTGAAGGTGGTTTTCAGGCTGGTGAACAGGTTGCCGACGGTTTCCTTGTTAACCAGCAGGCCGCCCATGGCGATCGCCGGCGCGGCGCCGGCGCCCAGCTGTGGCACGAGATCGCCGACCGGGCCCAGGGCAGGACCGGAAGCGGCCGCGTACACGGCACTGCAGCCCAGGGCCGCCAGTGTGCCCAGGACGGCCCAGGCGAGAGTCTTGTAGATCGTTTTTTTCATGTTTCGCGAAGTCCTAGTGGAGAAGTTTTGTTGCGGGTGGCGGGCGCTACTCGATCCAGACGCCGTCGACTTCGACCGCCAGCAGCTTGCCGGCGGCGGAGCGGGCGCCCGCGCCGTTGGTCTTGGCCACCGTCTGGTCGTCCACGATGTAGACCGTGTTGCCAGCGTCGGCCTGGCTGACCGGGTCCGCCTGGTGGTTCGTGAACTTGAAGGCGAGCTTGCGGCGCACTGCGAGAGTTTTGGCACCGTCAGCGCCGCCCGTGTTGTCGACGAAGTCTTCCGAACGGCCCTGGTAACGCAAGGTGGCCGACACGGAGCCTGGCACCAGGTAGCCGGCAGCGTTCAGCGCCACGAGCGCGCCGCCGTAAATCTTCGCGCCGGCCGCGACCGGGAGCACGACAAGTTCCGTGCCCTTGTGCGGGGTGGCGCGCGAGGAGGTCAAAGCAACCATCTATATCTCCAGTTGAGTAAAGGGGAAACGTCGCCGGCAGTTAGGACGCGGTGTCCGACTGCAGGGTCTTCAGGAAGTCCTCCTCCGATACGCCCGTCATCCGGCAGAGGTCCTTCTGGTTGGCCGTCAGCGCCGCCGTGCCACCCTTCGGCGGGGTGACGGTGTTGCTCTGCATGCCGGACAGGATGGCGATCGGCGGCGCGCTGCCCAGGTAGGCCGACAGCGCGGCGAAGTCCTTCGTGCCGAACTCGCGCGCCCATGGCTCCTGGGCGGGCAGCAGCTTGCCGGCTGCGAGCGCGTCCTTCACGGCCTTGTCGACGCGGCCTTCGTTCAGCTCCGCCGACAGCGCGGCGACTTGGCCCTGCAGGGCGGTCATCGTGGCGACCGGCACGAACTTGGCAGGGTCGGGCGTGGCCGCGCTCAGGCTGGCGACCTGTTCGCATTGGCGCGCCAGGTGGCCGATCAGGTCGAACGAGGCGGCGGCCGTCGCAGTCGGATTGTCGGTCTTGATCTGGTCGATCAGCTTTTGCAGGTGGGCTTTGATGTCCTCGGCGGGTGCGCCGACGGGCAGATTCAACATCCAGCGCAACTGCTCCAGCAGTTCTTCGATGTTCATGCTTACTTCCTCCGGTAGAGGTGTGGGTTGGGAAAGGGAAAAGTGGAGCGCCGCCGCCTCGAGCAGGACTTCGCTCATGCCGTCGATCGCGGGGTTGTTGGTGGCCGCAGCCATATATAGAGAGGTGACCGCCCCGGTGGGCTTGTCGTAGCCGATGACGGGCGAGATGTAGCGGTACTCATCCGCGGCGATCATGCCGGCTGCGCGGTCGGTCCATTCCACGTCGACGGCAAACAGGCCGACGCCGTCGCGCCACTCCAGCTGCTTGAACCACCCGGCCGCCGGCGCCGGCTGGCCGTTATCCTTCGCCAGCAGCGTCTGGTGCTCGTAGTCGAGCACGTACGGCGTGCCGCGCGCGTCCGCTGCTGCGATGAGCCGCTGCGCCAGGGCGCCGTCGATGAACCAGCCCGGCGCATCGAAGGGCCGACCGTCGCGACCCCTGAACGACCCGGCCGGCAGCAGCTGCAGCTCGCGCCCTGGCGTGATGGCCAGGGAGCAGGCGGCAATCCCGAAGGGCGTTGAAGTGGGGGTTGGAGTGCGTTTAGGCATGACGCCATCGTCGCAGCGATGGCCGTGCCGGAACATGCTGACACGTGTCAGCAGTGCCTTGCGGAATTAAAAAACAGTTGGAAATTTAAATTTCCGGCTGGCATTCGCGCCGCGCTTCGGAATTAACGCGTGTCTAACGCGCCTACGGGCGTTTAACGCCGCGAATTCGACAGGATGCCCTACCACAAGGATTTCGGAGGCTCAGATCGGCCGATTCCCCATTTCAGGGTCCGCGCCCAGACCGGGGTTTGGAACAGCTGGCTGGCCGTTCAATGCTGACCATGATTTTACCCTTGGCCGAGGTAGTCCCGAAGCGCGTCGACAATTGCCTCCTCTTCAGCTGGGTACAGCGTGCCGTCCGGCTGGATCGGAAAGAACGGCCGTGCGGGGATGTCGCCCCACAGGTGCGGGAATTGGGCCTTGGTCCCACCGAAGTGCTGCATGAAGGCTTGCGGCGCCGGCGATGCCACAAGCAGGCTGCCTTCGCCTACCTGGTAGTGAATACCGCGCGCCATCTCGCCGCTCGCGATCAGCGGCTTTTTGCCCGGCACCGCGGCCCCCTTGCGCTTCGCCCCGGCCGCCTTGCCGCCGCGCGACTGGATGTACCGCGCCAGCGTGGCCGCGCTGTTCGCCCTCCAGGGCGTCCCGTCCGGCGCCTGGCTGGCCCCGAACCTGCCTTTGATCCGCTCGGCCATATCCTCGCCCAGTCCGCGCAGGAACGGCTCCGTGTCACCAACACGCTCGACCAGCTGCGCGAGCAGCTGGTCGACGGGGCCGCTGGCTACCTCGATGTACTTGTCGACCATGTCACCCTCCCTGCACTTTAACGAAGTGCCCGTCACGCAGGCCGGCGGCGATCGCGCCGTCCTCTACCCTGAACGCGCTTACCAGCCGATTGAGTTCGCCACCCTGCTGCTGGCTGAAGTCCAGCGCGACCGCCACCTTGCCGGCCTGCCCCTCACCCGCCCGCACTATATATATAAGGGTGCCGCTCCTGGTATCGAACAGTACCTCGAGCGGCCCGGCCAGCGCATCGCGCAGGGTCAGCCATTCCGCAGCGCCCAGGAACGCATCGCTGCCACTGCCAAGCTGGGCGCTACTGGCCACCAACCCGTCCTCGAGCACGATCTCGGCGCTGGCCGGCGCCGCGCCGCGCGCCGCCAGCCAATCAAGGATGTCCGGGGCGACGGCGCCGGCGATCGTGCTGCGACCCCGCCCACCTGGATCGGCCAGCACCGTCTCGACAAAGCCACGGTAGGCCGCCGACTGCTCCGCCTGCAGCACCGGCTGCATTGCCTGGTACAGGCGCGAGCCGATCGGCGCCGCCAGCCTGGTCAGCCGGTCGTCGACCAGGGACTGCAGCGGCGCGTTTGCGCGCGCGCCTGGCGCATAGTCGAAACCCTTGTCGATCCCGACCGGCCCGCCGGTTTTGGGATTGATGGCCTGCCAGCCATCGGGAGGCGATGCCTTGCCCGCATCGGCCGCCGCCGCGTAGGCCCGGGCGTCGACGGCGACTACCCGGCAGTGGCACATCCAGCCATTGGGCGGGAAGTGGGTCGTCCAGAACGCATGGTCGTGCGGCAGCACCAGGCCGTGCCAGGAAACGTGCAAGGGCCGAGGGTGGGCGACGCCGTCGGCGTGGACGTACTTCCAGTAGGGCTTGACCTTGAGCAGCTGGGGATTCTTCAGCTGCTGCCAGCGCCCGGCCGCATAGCTGGTCGCCGTGTTGGTCTGGTAGATGATCCTGGTGCGCCATGCTTCGCCGGCCGCCGTGCCTTCCCCGGTCCAGCCGGTCCAGCCGTGCTTCTGCACGATCTGCTGGAAGTCTTTACGGAACGCCTCCAGCCCACTGCCGGTCTCGATTCCGCGCTGCACCGCGGCGTTCAGGTCGGCCAGCAGGTCGGCATTGGCTGCGCCGGCAACCACGAACGCCCGGTCGTGGGCGGCGCGCATGATGTCGTCCCAGCGCTCGGTGGGGAGGTTCAGCTTGGCCTTGAAGAACGCCAGCTGCTCCTCGAACGGGGTGTTCTTGCCTACCTTCAGCGGCATGTCACGCCCCGTCCTGCACGTCGACCATGCCCTTGAGCTCCGCCAGGGCGAACGCTGCAGCCATCAGCTTGACCAACTGCTCCTGCGGTTGCCCGCCGAAGGTCCGGACCAGATCGTGCTGCAGCGTCGCCAGGTCGGCGGCGCCGTCGACCATGTCGCTGATCGCGGCGATCAGCGACGCCCAGCCTGGCGCTGCGGCGCCGGTGAGCGCGTCGACCACGCCGGCGTTCGGGTCGGCCACGGTCGGCGCGGCGATCGCCGGCACCAGGCCTGACAGGCCCGCCTTTCCTTCCGGCGCCGGTGCCGGCAGTGCTTGCGCCACTTTTGGCACCGTCAGCACCACCTCGCCATCCTTCGGCAGGGGTATCTGCAGCTTCTCGTGCGCCCAGGCCTGCGGCACCTGGAACCCGACCGCCACCAGCTTGGGCAACGCGTCGGCGTAGGATTTCAGGTCTTCCGGCTCGTCCAGTTCAAACACCAGGCGCGGGCAGCGCTTCAGGCCGTCGACCCCGCCCCGGTTCAGCGCTATCAGCGGGTAGATGTAATCCCTGGTGATGGTGGCGGCGATCTGGCGCGCGTCGCTGGCGCAGATGTCGTGCCTGACCTCGTTGTGGACCTTGCCCAGGGCGAAGCTCCCGCCGCCCCCTTTGCCGGTATCCGCCGACAGGGTTTGCCCCAGGATGCTCTTCGACTCCGACCGCTCCGCCCACTCCATCATCGCCAGGTGCGCGGAGTCGCCGGCGCCGCCGGTGATCTTCTGCACCTCCAGCTGCATATCCTGCGGCATGATGGCCCGCGCGTCATGCCCCAGGGCGGTCACCGCCCGCATCAGGCTGGCCTTTTCCTCGGCCGTAGCGCCGGCGAAGTACTTGCCGACGATGATGGGCAGGCCATAGGTTTCCAGGAACTCGGCGAAGTCGCCCAGGGCGTACGCCTTGTACAGGAACGGCCAGACCAGGGTGCGAAACAGGCCCATCCGCCCGAGGTAGCCGGTCTTGGCTTTGCCGTGGGTGTGCATGACCCAGCCGAACGGCAGCAGCGCCTGGCCGTCGGCGGAACTGTCCTGCAGGTGCAGTTCGGTGCGCGCCATGTTGAGACGGAACCACTCCTGGGGCCGTGGGTGGATGGTCGGCAGCAGCTCGCTGCCTTCCCGGCGCCACTCCATCTCGACAGGCGCAAAGCCATGGCCCACGCCATCCATCAGCGCCAGGATCATGTCCTCGAGCGGGTCGACCGCATCCTGGAGCGTCTCGCGCACCCACTCGGCTGCAGCTTTCTCGGCGGCGGTAGCGTTGCGCGGCGGGACGACCTCCCAGGACAGCCCGGCGACCGCGCTCTTGCGCTTGTCCATCTCGCAGCGCATGTGGCCGTCCCGCTCCTCCATGTCGGAGAACAGGCGGTGCTGTTCCAGCAGGTTGCCCTGGTCGGCCTCGAGCAGGGTGCGCGCCAGGCGGGCCGGCGTCAGCCCGCCCAGCATCGGCGTCAGGTATTGGTTCTGCACGGACGCGATGCGCGCGGTCTGCGGTTCGTCGAGGACGATCCGGTCGATCGGCTGTCCGTGCTGGTCAAGAATCTTGCTCACATCATTCTCCTGGATTGCGCGCCGAAGTCGTCGTCGCGGCCGGCGCCGCCGAACGATCCGCCACGCGCTTGGGTCTGGATTTCGTATTTGCCCATGCCGCGTGTGATGGCGATGTGCCAGAGCAGGTGCAACGCGGTCAGGCCGTCATAGTGGTGGTTGCTCTGCGCGGCCGGCCAGGTGTCCAGTTCGGACAGCAGCTGGGTGAGGCTGGCGTGGAAGACCAGCCCTGGCATGAACCGGTCGGTGACGAACGGCTCGATCGAGTCGATCCGCACCTCCGGCGCCACCGTTGCGGTCACGCCGACGAGCGGCAGCGGCACCCCCTCGCGCAGCCCGGCCAGCATGAAGGTCTGGCGGCTATGCTCATAGGCGTTGTTGTTCTCGAACGCCCAGGCCAGGCAGCGGAATTCACGCTGGGCGCGGATCAGGTCGACCTCGAGCTTGGACGGCACCCGGCGCTTGATTTCGGCGTGCATGACGTGCAGGCGCTTCATGCGCTGATCGAGTCCACCGACCAGGATCGCGGAAGGGTCGGACGTTTCGCCCTTGCCCATGGACGGGTCACAGGCGCCGAAGAGCAACCAGTCACGCGATCGCTGCACCCAGTACGTGATGTGGCCGAACACCTTGTCCTCGTCGCTTCGCGGATCGCCCTGCATCTCGGTGCCGAACGCCTTGGGCGCGGTTGCACGCTGGCGCATCAGCCAGAACAGGCTACGCACGCTCGGCCACGAGATGACCCCTCCCATGTCCATTTGCGCCTTATTTGTCACGTAAAACCGGAACGACGGCAGGTCGGCGTCGGCCACCACCTTGCCCTGCTCGGCAGCTGCCTGGACGGCGCGGGCGTCGTCGTTGCGCATCAGCTCCTCGCACGTGGCCCACAGGCTCATGTCGTCCGGCAGGCGTTCGATCGCGCGGAAGTGGTGGACCACGTGGCCGATCGTGCGCTTGGCGCGGCTGATCGGGTCATCCTTGTCCAGGATGGTGCCGACGCCGCAGTACTTGACCGTGCCGTCCGGAGGGCCGAGGTAGTCGATGGCCTTGGTCAGCCAGGTCCAGCGGTTCTCGCGCTCGGTCGGGCTCTTGGCCTCGGCGTCGGTGATCAGATCGTCGCCCAGGAGCAGCTTTGGGCGGCTGGCGCCATGGAAGGTGCCCCGGATCGCCTGTTCGGCGCCGAACGACTCCAGCTTGACGCCGGTCCTGGTGACGCACTCGCCGATTTTCCACATCGAGCCCCGCCCGCACGCCTCGGGAAAATCCAGCGCGAGCGCGGCGTTGCCGGTCAACTCGGTCTTGACCACCTCGATCAGCTTTGTCGGCAGGACCGTTTCGGCGCCCAGCAGGATCACGTAGTCGATGAACGTCGGCGCCACGGCGAGTCCAATCTCCTTGCGGACCTCCGGCCGCTGCAGCAGCGCCTGGACCGCGACCCACGTTGGTCCGATCTTGGTGAGCATGGACGACTTGGCCTCGCCTCGAGGCGCGATCCACCACTCCTTGACGCCGCCGGCCTGGCCGAGCAGCTGGGGAAAGCGCTGGCAGAACTGCGCCTGGAACAGCGAGGGAGTGCCCCGGATGTGGTGCGGGAAGTACGTGTAGGCGAAGAACTGGAAGTCCCCCGACAGCACGCGCTTGCGGCGGGCGCGGATCGCGGCCGGTGATCCATCCAGGCCGGCCGCATGCGCTTCGATGTCCTTACGTAAAGAGCCGACCAGGTCGGTCAGCTCTTTTTTGAAGTCCTTGGGGGTCAGGTCGTTGCCAATCATTTGACACTCGCGAGGATTTTAGGCAGCACCTCGCCGAACGGCTCCAGTACCTCGACCAGCACACTCCCGTGCTGCGGGTACTTCTCCTGGACGAACTCGACCAAGCCGCGGATCACCGCCATGCCGATCGACAGACTGTTCGCCTCCGGGAGGAACTTCTTCATGGCCGACATGCTCTTGTGGATGTTGTCCATCAGGCTGGAGAGCAGATCGACCCGCTGGACGGCCGGCATCTCGCTGTCGCCCTTGATCAGGTCGAGCGTGGCGTTGAACTGCACCAGCATCTCGGTGAGGATCTGCTGTGACAGCTGCTCGACATCCCCGCCGCTCAGGCTGGAGGCCGTGCGCAGCCTCTCCCAGTCGTCGCCCTCGGCCAGCGCCTTTTCCTTCCAGCGCTTGGCTGTCGTGTACGACACCACGCCCAGCTTGGCCGCCTGTTCCAGCGACAGCCGGTCGAACACGTAATGCTTGCGCACCTTGGTGCGGATGTCGGCGCCCTTTGCCATTACAGACCGAGCTTCTCGCGGGCCAGCGCAATGAGCACACTCATGGCCACGCCCGAGCCGAGGCCCGCAATGACGCCGGCGCGCGCGGCTCCCTTTTCCAGCGCTTCGATACGCTTCGAATGGTCGGATACCGTCTGCGACAGCTTCTCGGGGTTGGTCACTTCGAGCTTGCGGATGCGCTCGTCGTGTTCGTCCAGGCGACGCGTGACCTTGCGGTCGACGCTGGCCACCGCCTCCTCGACGCGCTTGGAGGTGCTGGCCTGTTCATCGAGTTTCGCTTCCAGGCGGCCGAGAATTCTTGCCAGATCGTCATTGCTAATTTGCATGCGGTTCCTTATGGTTTAACGGTTTGCGCTTGCGCGGTTCACGTGGTTTCGCGCGCAGCGGGCGCAGCGCATACAGCCTGGTACCGCTTTGCGCCGCGCCTCCGGGATCGTCTCCTCGCAGCCCAGGCAAAGCGCCGGACCGGCGCCGCGCGCGGTCTCCCGCGCCTGTGCGAGCTGGGCGTCCAAGGCAAATCGCGCCTGGCGTTCGGCGATCAAGCCTTCGCGCTCGCGCATCTCGGCTTCGGTCGCCTCCTCAAAAATATCGGTCACTTGGGCTCCTCGGTGCTGGTGTACCAGTCGATCCAGCCGGCGGTCCTGTTCTGGCAAAGCCGATACAGGCGGGCGGTCTCGATGTGGTTATTGACCACGTTCTCCCCCGGCTGCGCTTTCGGAAGGGGTGGGCAATTCACCATCAGGTTGGCTTGCGGCGTCGCCGTCTGACTGCGCGTTTGCTTCGTTCCACCTGCGCAGGCTGTCAGCATCAAGCACGCAGCCAGCGCCAGGGTTCTTGCGTTGGTCGGTTTCATAGTTGGCACGTATCTGTTGGAAGGCGTTGTCTGTCGCTGCCTGCGCCCGCTCGGTGCGGATGCCAACGGCCAGCGCCTTGCCATCCTTCCGGGCCTTGAGCTTGACTTCCTTGTCCTGCGTTTGCGCCTCCTTTGTCACTTGTGCCGCGCCGCGCATGTAGTACCCGAGGGCGAACCCGCCGATGCCCAGGAACAGGGACCACGCCAGCACTGCGATTACGACGACGGAGGTCCTCATCAGGTGGCCTCGATACACAGGGGAGCGCCCCAGGACAGGTAACGGCGCTGGTGGGTGAACAGGATGGTTCGCGGGTACTGGCGCGAGTACTGGAAGTTTTTGGCGCTTTGGCCGGCGTTGATGTATTCCGTGGCGCCGAACCAGACCCCTGGAGTCGGTGACTGCCGCTGCGCGCGCTGGACGTACCCGGGTCCAGCGTTGTAACCCTTCAAACCGCCGCCCCAGCGCTCGCAGGCGTTGATGCCCTTGACGCGGGCGATCAGCCAGTTGTCGTAGCGGACCAGGGCACGGATCGCCCAGGTGGGGTTGTAGGGGTCGGGCACGCCCAGTTCGGGGAACGTGCGGGATACCTGCTCGGCGGTCGGGTCCATGAACTGGGCGATGCCCCGGCCGTTGTCCCAGGCGGTGATGTCGGCCCTGCATGTGCTCTCCTGCAGGAGCTGCCCGGCCAGTGCCGGCACCGGCGCACCGATCCCGAAAACCGCCTGGGCCTCGCGGGTCAGCGTAGCCCGGTAGCGATCGCACGGGTCGGCCGCGTACGCCGGTGGGGCGCACCGGCAAAGCAATGCGGCCATGACCAGGAGCACGGACAGCGGAATGCGCTTGGTCACAGCCCGGTCCCGATGGTGTACATCGCACCAAATATGATGATGGCGCGGCGGATCATGACCAGCGGCTGGCTTTCCTGATTGATGCGATCGCGAAAGGCGGCGCGGTCAATCCAATAACCGGCGTAGCCGCCCATCGTCACGTGGCCGAGTTTCCAGATGATGGTCTGGACCGGCCCTTGGTGGCCG